ATGCCCCGATTGGTTAGGAACAAACAGCTCTGGGCCACGTTCTCCCACTAAATATGGACCTTTTTGACCCAAAGTACCACCAGATTGCATACCAGTAACATAACCACCAGTCGCGAGTCCGGGTATCAAACCGACAACATCCTTAGCAGCTTCTGCTGCACTCTTTAAGATATTAATTTTATCAACTAACTTAACTATTCTATCCACAGTATCCGTTACAAACACTGCTATTGTTGCTTTGAGGTCGTGGAAACCTTGGCTAATACTAATTCTACCTATTATCATCTCGTAAATAGTATGAAGTACATCGAATATACTTCCGAATAAATCTTTAACAATACCGAAAACTGTTTGGAAGACTGCTATTGGGAAACTTATAGGGAATAATAGTATATCTTTTAATAATTGAATAAATGATTCAGGTATCATACCTACAATAGTAGCTCCTATTTCTTTAATCTTATCAACTAATGCTGCAACAGCAAATGCCAGTACAGCACCAAGTGCCATGAACTCATTACCAAACTTGTAAATAAATGGGAAAATATAATCTTCATAAACTTCAGTTATTTTATCACCAATAGCTTGGAAAATACCTCTGAAACCATCAATCACTATACCTATTACATCAAATTCTTTTTGAAGTATATACAAACCAGCTACAACAGCCATTATACCAAACAATAACCATCCTACTAGCGGAATAGCATAAATACCAGAAGTTAAAGCCCATGTAGCTGCTGTCATAGTATACATCACAGTTTGATAAATAATACCTACTGAGGCGAAAGCTAAGAAGGTAATTGTAGAGAATGATGTTACTGCCACTAATGCACTTTTTGCCAGCCATAATGCCCATGTTGCGATTGTTGAAGCCGCTGTTACTAAAGCATCGTATATCTTAGTTGCAGTATTTGTAATCATCGTACCTATTTCAGTTAGCGTGACTCCTATGTTTGTAATCTTCAAAGCTATACTTTCTGCTAAAGTTAAATTCTGACCTTGAGAAATAGCTAAGTTAGCTTCTGAGGTCAAAGTTGCAATACCTTGAGTATATATCTCCATTACTGTTAGTGTTATTAAACTATAACCAGCTGCTATTCTTGAATAAATTGTAGATAATGATAAATTATCAACCATCCATTTTCGCGTTGTAGTTAATATACTGGTGTTGACGACAGCTTGCTCTGTTATCTCAACTCCCATTTTTTCAGCTATAGCTGCTGTTTGCAATTTTGTAGCTACTGCTGCATGAGTTTGAGCTATAGCGTTATAAGTCTGTAATACACTTGTAATAGGTAGTATTTTACTCAACATATGTAAGTATAAAATAAACTTAGTTCCTTCTGGTCCTATTAAAGTTAAAAAGTCTAAGATTATTTTGAGTGGAATAGCATATAATTTTAATAATTCTAAATTGAGACTTCCTGCTTCAGTCATATCTCTTATAATTGTAGTAGCCTGTGTCATTAACTCTACTAACATGTAGATACCTTTGACTGCTACATCTTGTACTTGCTGACCGAACGCAGTTAAAACATAACCATTCTCAGTTTGAACAACAAGTAAGTCTGAGAGAGACTCAACAGCCACAACAACAGCTTCATGGAAAGCATTCATGAATTCTGTTCCTTCATAATTAGCATCTCTCATAAAGAATATCATTTCAACATTGTTTTTCAATATTTGTATTTGTGAACGCATCGATTCGTTCTGGATTCTAACCATCTCATCTAATTCTCCACCAGCATTCTTACTGTCTTCGACAGCTTGAGTGAATTCATCAGACGCTTGAACTAAGTGGATAAACGCAGTTGCACCACGCACATTCAAGTCTTGAATCAAAGCCGTTAATAGCTCTGTATTGTTTACAGTATCTTCTCCCACTACCGCAGCAAAGTCAGCTGCTATCTCAGTTAACTGCTTCATACTACCATCAGCATTAAGGATATCTATTCCCATTTGTCTAAAGGCTGTACTATTGTCCTCAGCTCCTTCAGCAAACTCTGCTAACGCTTGTCTCAGACCACGCCCTGCAATACCTGCCTCCAAAGCTCTATTAGTCAAGACCTGTAAAGACCCTAGTAATTGGTCTATACTTTGCCCTGTGCTAGTAAAGAAAGGTAGAGCAAATTTAACAGCGCTTGATAAATCTTCATACTCTATAAGAGATTTCTGTATAGCATGCGCAAACTTATCTGTTACTTCCGCAGCTCTTTCAGCTTCCATTTCGAAACCGAATAAAGTCTGAGTCGTTAACTTAGCGATTGTATTGTGGTCACCCTGAACAGCCATAGATAACTTGAGCGTTTCTGGTAAAATCTGCATTGACTCATCAGCGCTTAAACCAGCCGATGCTAACTGATAGAGACCAGTGGCACCGTTCTGCATGCTGAGACCGAATTGTTGTCCGAACTGAGTAATAACATTAGACGTCTCAAATAATTCGTCTCGTGTTACATTAAACACAGAATTTGCATTTAATAACTCTGCTTCGAAATCAATCAGTGCGGTAGTTGCTTGATTGAGCTCATAATAAAATCCAGTAAGAATTGAAACAGATTCACGCACTGCATCGTTAAAGCCCTGTTTGACAGTAAAAGATAAATTGTGTAAATTTTGAGCTACTTCAACTGATGCACTGGATAACTCTTTTTGAGCTTGTTCATAATCAAAAGTAGCCCTACGAGCCTCCTTTTTAGCTTCAGTATCTGCTTGAGTTGCTTCATTAACTTCATTCATAGCTACGGACAATTTTCCTCTTGTAAATGTAGCTAAATCACCTAAACCTTTTTTCAAGTCTTGTGCTGCGGCTAATTCTAATTCTTGAGTTGATATTGACTCTTCAGCAAGACCGATTTCAGTTGACAACATATCTACTCGTAGTTCGAGTATATCTTTGCGTGCCCCTGTAGTTCCTTGAGCTAACTTTTCCGTTTCTGCTAGTTCTGCCTTTTTAGCATCTATAGTATCCTTGGTAGCACTTATCTGTGCTTCAGCGTCAGCTACAGCAGTTTGTGCAAATGCATGAGCTGCTTTGTGTTCAGCAGCAGACATTTGACCCCAGTTACGAACCATCTGCTCAGCTCTCTGAGCTTGATTCATTGTTTCTGTAATACCAGCGGTTAGTTTACCACCAACATCAGGGTCTAACTGTTCTAAAGCTTTAAATGCTCCCCCTAATTCTTCTCCCTGTTGACCTAACTGACGACCAAACGCTTGATGTAAGGCTTGACCGTTCGCTAATGATTCAGCAAGTTGTGATTCAAGTATTTTATTAACATTTGCTTCAGCCGCTACTACTCTTTCACCCGCAGCTTTTGCTGCCTCTCCAGCAGCCGCTGCCCTGTCTTTCATTTGACCTAAAGCTACAGAATTAGTTGTATTATAAATAGCTTGGATACCTTTCGCGAGCAGACCACCTTGAGCTTGCATAGCCTTTGGGCTAGGAACTGCTAACCCTACCGCTACACGCGCTGCAAATATCTGCCCTGCGAAACCCATATTTATCCTGTTATATCTCCGAAACTTACGCTTCGCTTCTTACCAACCATTTCTTCATATTTAGCTCGTTTCTCCATGTACTTATTGTAACTACTTCGGATTGCTGGCTTGTTTTTAGCCATAGAGCTAACATCATTCGCATCATAACCATCCATAGAATGAAAATCATCGTACTCGTGCATGGCTGCAAGTAAACCTTCTAATTCCATTCGAGATGTTCCTTTAATTTCTTCCCAACTCATCCCCAATCCCTTCATTAAGGGAATGTAGACAAGGACCGCATCAGGCGATTCCGTCATCAGATTGTAAAATTTTCTTTCACAGCTCCTTCGACACCCATTATCTTATTGGCTATTTGATATCTTAGGGTAGTAGGTAATCCCAACCAATGTTCCTTGGTTAGACATGGTCCCTCTGGGTTTTTTTCATTTGCTTTTTCTATCATTTTTAAACATCGCTGTGAACCCAATTCCTGATACATCGCCATTTTATCATCTTCGGATGTATTAGGGCCTAGATTTTTAAACTTAGGTTCTTCTGCTTCTGTTAATTCACAAAATTGAAATTTCACTAACTTTCCACGATATTCCAATTCTTCTTCTTGCACTTCATCAGTAAGTGCTATTAGGTCATCCATTGACCAAACTTCTTCTTCTATAACTTCGTTTTCTGTCATTTTTTTCTCCTTAAAGAAGGAGGGGCTTCAAGCCCCTATGTCTTCCTTAAATGTTTGCGCTTGTGGTTGCACCAGTAATATCAGCTGAAGCTCCAGTTGTAACAAGTGGACTTACGTATGACATAAATTCAATTGTTTCTTCTTGAGTCCCATCAGCGTTAATAGAAACTGTGTGAGCCTGAACGCAGTTGTTAGGGATAGTAAAAACTTCACTACCACTTTTCAAAACTACATGTATTCGATATCCGTAAGAAATATTACTGCTGACTTTTTGTAAGCTAGGCATTGTAAGCCCGTCTGACAAACTGTCGCCTACAGATGAACCAGATACTCCGTATCTTGCTCCGCTGTATATTGCTTCCATAACGTTATCGTTCTTTTTCTTCGTTAAGGTCACAGTAGTTTCTTTCTTAATCTCGGCTTTGGTTGTAGAACGAATACCAAAATAGGTAATGTCTTCATCCACGGCTCCGATTGAAACATCTACTCCTGTTACATCTGAGGACCTGTTTCCTGAAGTACCACTGTTAAGTGGAAGGAAAGCAAGTGAATCGCCTGAACCAGACGTTAATGCTAATGCACCATTCGCTGTAACATAAATTCCTGTTGCTGAAGCTCCTGAAGGTGCTTCTGTTGTGACATATACTTCTACGTCTCTTCCTAAAAAGTAAACCATTAGTAACCTGCCTGTGTTGTGAGAGTGTTGTTAATATTATTACCAATACTGTGTAATACACTTTGATTGGTTGTAAATTCTAAACTTTCTTCCGTAACACCATCTGCATTAAGTGATACGGTATAACTTGTAATCGCGCAATTTGGTATCGATAGTGTTGCAGTTGTTCCATCGGTTGCTGAACCTGATTTCAACTGAACATGTATACGATAACCATAACATACATTTGTAGTTCCACTAACTATAATATCTCTGGGATTAGCCAGTCCAGCACCTAAGTATGGAGCAGTAGCTGAACCTGTTTTATCAAGTCCCCATCTTGCACCAAAAGCTTGGTCTGCACTGAAATTCTCCAAAGAAGTGTTGTTAGTAGGACCATTAAATATAGTGCCCCATACATCATCTTTCTTCTTGTGGGTGAGTGTCACTGTTATCTCTTTCTTTTGTTCGACTTTCGCCGTACCTTTTTGACCGATATAAGTGATATCCTCATCCATAGCGCCAACGCTAATATCTACGCCTGTCAAATCTTGTACTATACCGTCTCCCCCACCGAAAGAAGCGAAAGTGCTTCCAGCCATATCGGCTGCGAATTTAATGTGGGTACCAGCTGCTCCTGAGACACATTTGTTAGAAGCTACGCTAACATTGTCCCCTGCGACATCTGATTCAGTACTGATTGCGACATTTACGTCTCGTCCTAGGAAATATACCATTATTATTTTCTCCTTGTTTGTCTAGACATCATTCAAGACATTCCACTCGTAGATTAATTTACCTCGACTTCGTATATAAAGCTTTCCCTATTATCTCTTATATTCGTTACCCCATTTGGCCACAAATTTATTTCTGGATATTAAATAGGGGGATACTTGTAAACCTAAAGCATCTTTTTTAGTCATCCACTGACTTGGTCTTTCATTCCATATACCATGGTCACCAGCAGAAACTATTTCAGCTTGCTGACCCATGCGAGGCATGTTAGGTCGTATATCTAATCTGCTATTAGGGTTCTGTCCAGTTTTATATTGCCAAGCATCTCCTTCTCCTTTTATAGCAGCATTATGGAAAGCTATTTCTTTTCTTCTCCACTCTGCGTATAATGCGTCAGTTTCTTTAAATGCATTATTATACCATCTTTCAAACTTTCTTCTATTATCTGGATTCTTAGCCCAGTTTTCAATCTGAGTGTGTAAAGATTTAGCTATTTGAGTTGTAGTCATTGTTTGAACTACTTCTGCAATTACTGCTGTACTGTCGTCTACCATTTCTCCAATGGCTACGTCTTGTACTCCTCCTATCGCAGCTATTCTACTTGCAGTTTGAACAGCTAAATTAGCCAAACCTACATCGTCTAAAAATTTAAACGTTACCGTATCTAATTTATGTCTACTGGCATATTGATTATATGCTGCTGCTAAACATAGAGCAGAAGTAGCTACTACTCCATCAGGGGCTACCTTTTTAAATGTAACAGAAGGTATAACACTTAGGGCTTTACCTTTTATATTTTTAGGAGTTAATGTTATGATTGCTGTATATCCAGAAGCACCAATAGGTTCTTGAAATACGAACATATTATGAGTGAATGTAGCATTAGGATTTCTAGCCATTAAATTACCAATACCAATAAAGTTAGCTAATACGTGTTTACCAAAACCTTCTAAAGACGTGGTTCCGAGGTTAGTAGTTACTTTACCTTCGTAGGCAGTGCCTTTGAATACATCTTTTACAACTCTGGTAGTTTTATCCATTTCATAACCTATCTGTCCAAATTGGTCATTCATATCTTGAATCTTATCTAATATCACTTGTTCTATCTCATTTAAGGTGCTATCATCTACCTGAACTACATTTGCAAATTCTCCAGTTAAATATTTAGAACGAGTACTATCTGTAACATCAAGAGCATAAGCACTAGTTTTAATAGCCTTTCCTACTTCCCCACCAGCTAACTCTCCCATCAACTCAACTGCCATCATACCTTCTAACGTAGTTTTTTGATGGTCTAATGCATTGGATACTCCTATATTCCCTAAATCTTGTAACACTTTAGAACTCTGGAATTTCTTTTGTATATCTGGTGGCATTTGTTTCATAATCTCAAAGTTTTGTATTTCACCTTCTATGGCTGTAGCAGGAGGGTTACTAAAATCTTTACCTTTGTAATCTAACATATCAAATATTCGTTGAGCCATTACAATTGATTGTTCTTTAGTAGCAGGTAAGATACTTTGCTGTAAACTATTCCATCCCCTAAGTTTATCAAAGTAATTCTGAGCAAATTGATGATATGCTGCATCTCCTCCTTTATCCGCAGGAGTTAATTGAAATCCCTTTCCTGATTTACCTACTGCATTTTGTAAAAGCATCTCAGTTTGTCGAACTGAGGGAAGATAGGGACTTGCTCCCACTGAAAGTGTTTTGAAGTGGTCTTGTATTAAAAAACGGGTTGTGTATGAAGCCATCGCTATCTTTCGTTCTTGAAGACTATCACCATAGTGGCCATGGCTGCCCAAAGTTCCAATTCAGGATTATATCCTACATCTTGAAATCCACTAAAGATGCGCTGAACAACCTCCGTATCTGTTGCAGCTTCACTACCTATAAAATCACAATCCATAATGACATTAGCGCAATTAATCATGAGATAATTAAGCAATCTTCTTTCTTTATAGGGCGCCCCACTAACCGTAATAGAGCTATCTCTATCTACAGCTATATGCACTCTAAAGCCTACTCCATATAGCTCTCCTTTCTTTTCAGAGCCACCATATGTAATATTCTGTCCCATAAATTCTTCTTGGATACCATTAGCAATCATCTCAGTTATTATACACGGATATTTTGTTTGGTCAGTTGTTGGGAATTGTCCGAACACTGTAACGTCCGTAGTATCCCATGCTGAACCAGAGCCTATTCCTGCTGTGGTATTATATGTTCCATCTCTTAGATTATCTATGAGTTGTCTTTCTAAGTTATTAAGGTGGTCAGGTGCCATTAGTCCTCAGCCCTCCTACGTGCATCGTCCCGTCCTTTTGTTCTAACACAATTGAAGATAATATAACCATCAGTCATGTCTTTAAGGGAATGAACGTGCCATGAAACAGATTTGTAGAAATCTACTTCTTTAATTTGTACTGTGTTAGAAGTTGCACCATATCCTGTATAATTAAGTTGAAATAAATTGATATTCTTTTCATAGTCATAAGTTCCTCCTACAGTAACTGCATAACGAGTTCCATCTCTATAAATACTACTTGCTGTAGTGCCTGAAATAAATGGTAAATCTATAGTGAGCCAAGAACCACTTGGTATAGTTAAAGAGGTGGGTGTATATGTAAGTGTTTCAGGAGCTACATTAGTTGATGTTCCTGAAGTAAGTGTAAGTGTAAAATTAGTTTTAATTTTGAATCTTAATCTATCTGCTTCTAATACATTTTTAGATGTAGCAGTATATCTTATATAACCATTTCCAGTTAGTGTATTGGTTATTGATTCTCCATCGCTAGTTATAGCACCAGCATCAGTAGACCAATTAGTTGTACCTGTAGTAGAAGGACTGAATACACTACGATAGTTCGTAATGAGTCTATCCCACCCTTCAATTTCATTAAAGTTAGTATTGTCGTCTTGGTCAAAATTAGAATATTTTTTGATAGTTTTTAGATTAGGAGTGTACACACGAGCTGCACCAATGATATTATTACCATATCTTTCTTGAGAATAATCTGCTGTTATGGCAGGTCTAATAATAGCTGGAAGGTCAGGTAATAAAATCTCAGGACTACCTACTGTCCCAGAAGGAACACCATAATCATCAGTTTTATAAATAGCTTGTCTGTGAAAGGTAACGTATTGAGCTTGTTCGGTTCTATAACGAAGAGCACGAAAAACCCTATTCATATTAAGAGCTCCGGGCCGAACTCCTTGGTTACCAATCAAACCCGGCATTATAATCCTCCAGTATTCCTCGGTCTAGGATACATTGTCTCAGTTGAGTCAACACCTTTAACGTTCTTCATCCAGTTGACATCACCAGTCCATGGGTTAGCGTTGTAAGTAGTTGTTTTAATACTGAGACCAAGTTTCATAATTAATTGTTGTTCAGCTAATTCTTTGAAATGTATATATTGGTCATTCTCATAATAAACAGCTAAATCACCAACTTGGATTCGTTCTATTCCTACACCATTCTGTGCCATGGAAGATAAATAACATGTGTAATACATAACTGCATTATCATAAGTATTGTTACTATTTAAAGTAAATGTAGTGCCTGTATTTTCAGCAAACCATTCAGCAGAAATATTAGCTAAAATATCTAATGTATCGTTATCTAACTCTTCTTGCTCAATGCCCGCTAACAAACGGACTCTATTACGGAATGTTGCATTCCATGAAATACTTACCGGCATTAAATTACTCCCATCATCATAGCTCCACTACCTGTAGCAGCGGTTACAACGATACCTACCCACCATCTCATTTGGGCCTTTATGTCATTCTCCCATTGTTCATGGTGATGTAAGTGGTTGGTAAAGAGAGTCTCAAACTTCTCCATCCGGTTGAATACCGTTTTAATTCGTTCATCCACACGGATTAGAAGTTCGTCGCGCTCCTGCACCTTCATATATAATTTAACCCCGTTCTTGTATTTAAAGCTTTCCTCATAATTGCACCCACACTGGCCAATAATAGTTAGTTCCACTAACAGTTGCGTAACAATATCCTTGTGGAGCGAAACCATTACCTGCCATATCGAACATTTCAACTGGTGCACCACTTATCCATGTAACTGGAGCAGCACCCATTAATGGAGAACCACCTGCACCTGCTTGACTGATAGTAGTACCTCCACCACCACCACCACCTGATGCTCCTGTAGTTCCCTGTGAACCTTGTGAACCATTTGAACCACCAGCTCCTTGAGTTCCACCAGCTCCTTGAGTTCCTGTTGTACCTTGAGTTCCTGCACCAGTAGCTCCTTGTGAACCTTGACTTCCTGTACCTCCAGAACCAGATGTACCTTGAGCTCCTTGAGAACCTGTTCCTCCGTTATTACCTCTAATACCTTGCGTACCTTGAGCACCGGGGTCACCGGGTGGTCCTTCAACACCTTGTCCACCTACTGTACCTTGAGTTCCTGCACCTGTAGTACCTTGTGTACCTGTAGTACCTGTAGTACCTTGTGGTCCTGTGTTACCTATTGGTCCTCTAACTCCTTGTATACCTTGAGCTCCTTGAGAACCTGTTGCACCCTGAGTACCTTTATCTCCTGATACAGAAAATGCTACAGTAATTCTTTCACCATTACTGAAAGGTGGATTACCTGACCCAACTAATGGAACAACCTCTATCCTGAAATAACCTGTTTGTTCAGAAATTGCTGTTACGTGGAACGAAGCATATGACGAATCACTACTATCAGCAGATTGTATAACTAAAGTACCTTTGATTGTACTTGAAGAATCATCCCACGTACGCATCCATGCTTGTTGGTCATTACCATCTTCATCATCATCGTCAATCATTAATCTGCCAATACTACTGAAAGTAGCGTTGTCAAATCTAATGTCCCCTGCACCGGGGTCGGAATCAGTAGTAGAAGTATCGAAGGTCCATGGTGTTCCACCTCTATCACCAGAACCATCAGTTCCTTGAGTTCCTGTTGTACCTTGTGAACCTGTTCCACCACTAGAACCAGCAGTACCTTGAGAACCAGTATTACCATTATTTCCTTGAGTACCAGTTGTACCTTGAGAACCAGTAGCTCCATCAGTTCCTTGACTACCGTTACTTCCGTCAATACCTTTAATACCTTGAGTTCCCTGAGATGCACTACCACCAGATATACCTTGAGCACCTTGTGAACCAACACCTCCTAATTCTCCTCTTATACCTTGAGTTCCTTGAGTTCCATCTGTTCCTTGTGTACCAGTTGTACCTTGTGTTCCTGTAGTTCCCTGAGTTCCTGTAGTTCCCTGAGTTCCTGTAGTACCTTGTGTACCTGTAGTTCCTTGTGTACCAGTTGCTCCTTGAGTTCCAGTTGTTCCTTGTGTACCAGTTGCTCCTTGAGAACCAGTATTACCTGTAGTACCATCAGTACCTTGAGTTCCAGTATCTCCCTTTATTCCTTGAATTCCCTGTGCGCCTGTAGTACCTTGTGCGCCCGTTGTACCTTGAGATGCACTACCACCAGATGTACCTTGTGTTCCTGTAGTTCCCTGAGTTCCTGTAGTTCCCTGAGTTCCTGTAGTTCCTTGTGTACCAGTCGTTCCTTGTGTTCCAGTAGTTCCTTGAGTTCCAGTTGTTCCCTGTGTACCAGTTGCTCCTTGGCTTCCTGTATTACCAGTATTTCCGTCAGTTCCTTGTGTACCCGTAGTTCCTTGAGAACCAGTAGTTCCATTATTTCCTTGAGTACCTGTAGTTCCTTGTGCTCCATCTGTTCCTTGAGTACCATTTGTACCTTGTGTACCATCTGTACCTTGTGTTCCTGTGGTTCCTTGTGTTCCATCTGTTCCTTGTGTACCTGTTGTACCTTGGGTTCCAGTATCACCAGTATCTCCTTTAATACCTTGAACTCCTTGAGCACCAGTATCACCGTCTGTTCCCTGAGTACCAGTTGCACCTTGAGCTCCCGTATTACCAGTAGTTCCTTGGGTTCCATTTGTTCCTTGTGTACCAGTAGTTCCCTGTGTACCTTTATCACCAGTTCTACTAAAGTCTAAAACTATCCTTTCACCATTACTAAATGGTGGATTGCCTGAGCCAACTAATGGAGTAACATCTATCTTAAAATAACCTGATGCCTCACTAACTCCTGTTACTTGCATCGATGCATATGATGTATCACTGCCATCAGCAGACTGTATGATTATAACACCTTCGACTGTACTAGATGAATCATCCCATGTCCTCATCCACGCTTGTTGGTCGTTACCGTCTTCGTCGGTGTCGTCTATAAATATTTTTGAAACACTACTGAATGTAGCATTGTTAAACCTAATATCCCCTGAACCGGGGTCTGAATCACTGGTAGAAGTATCGAATGTCCATGGTGTTCCTCCACGATAACCTGTAGTTCCTTGAGCACCTTGAGCTCCTGTATTACCTTGTGAACCACCTGTAACTGTACCATCTGTACCTTGTGTTCCTGTGGTTCCCTGTGTTCCTATAGGTCCTTGAGTACCTTGAGCTCCTTGAGTTCCTGTTGTACCTTGTGTACCTGTAGTTCCCTGAGTTCCAGTAGTTCCTTGTGTACCTGTAGTTCCTTGAGTTCCATCTGTTCCTTGTGTACCAGTTGTACCTTGAGTTCCTGTTGTTCCTTGGGTTCCATCTGTTCCTTGTGTACCTGTTGTACCTTGGCTTCCAGTATCACCAGTATCTCCTTTAATACCTTGAATACCTTGTGCCCCCTGTGTACCTGTAGTTCCTTGAGTTCCAGTAGTTCCTTGTGCACCATCTGTTCCTTGAGTACCATCTGTACCTTGTGTTCCATCTGTTCCTTGAGTACCTGTAGTTCCTTGCGTTCCTGTAGTTCCTTGAGTACCTGTTGTACCCTGAGTTCCATCTGTTCCTTGTGTACCAGTAGCTCCATCAGTTCCTTGTGTTCCCGTAGCTCCTTGTGTACCATCTGCACCTTGAGTTCCTACAGCTCCTTGAGTTCCTGTAGCCCCTTGTGTACCTATAGTTCCCTGTGTACCTTGAGTTCCTGTTGTTCCTTGAGTTCCGTCTGTCCCTTGTGTTCCATCGGTTCCTTGAGTACCTGTAGTTCCTTGTGTACCAGTTGTACCTTGTGTTCCATCTGTTCCTTGGGTTCCATCTGTTCCTTGTGTACCAGTAGCTCCTTGTGTTCCAGTAGTTCCTTGAGTACCTGTTGTACCCTGTGTTCCGTCTGCACCTTGAGTTCCTGTTGTACCTTGAGTACCTGTAGTTCCTTGTGTACCAGTTGTACCTTGTGTTCCATCTGTTCCTTGAGTTCCATCTGTTCCTTGTGTACCAGTAGCTCCCTGAGTACCTGTATCACCAGTGTCTCCCTTTATACCTTGAATACCTTGACTTCCTTGTGTACCATCTGTTCCCTGAGTTCCCGTTGTTCCCTGCGTACCCGTAGCACCCTGAGAACCAGTTGTACCTTGTGTACCATTTGTACCTTGTGTTCCTGTGGCCCCTTGTGTACCATTTGTACCTTGTGTGCCTACAGCTCCTTGAGAACCTTTATCTCCAGTTTGAACAAAAGTAATTACACAATCATCACCATTAGAAAAACTACCATTATGGTCTACATACTGAACTTGGACTTCTTCGTAGGCTGATACTCCTGTTCCTCCACCTACATTAGCACCAGTTATATCTAAGTCTACCCATTTAGTAGAATCATCTGTTTTAAATATTCTTAAATGACCGCGTGTACTGCTATCACCATCATCTAAAGCATCATTCCATGCACTAACATCAACAGAATTAATATCGAAATCTGAAATCCCTACTTTAGAAATTAAAGCGTAATTAGGTACACCTCCTCCACCGGGTAATGCTAGATTAAATCCAAAATTAGTTGACCCCGGTGAGCCAGCAGTAATGTCAAAACTGCTGTAATTAAATTCTTGGCTATTACCACCAAAAAGACCTTGCTTTCCTTGCGTTCCTTGAATTCCTTGCGTTCCTTGCGTTCCTGTCGTTCCTTGCGTTCCTGTCGTTCCTTGAGTACCAGTAGCTCCTTGAGAACCTTGAATTCCTGTAGTTCCTTGAGAACCTTGACTACCAGCAGTTCCTTGTGTTCCTGTAGTACCAGTAGTACCTTGTGTTCCTACAGCTCCTTGAGATGCAGTAGCTCCATCAGTTCCTTGTGCACCCTGTGCCCCTTGTGCACCCAAAGCACCTTGAGTCCCTTGACTGCCTGATTGAACTTTAGACAAGACCCAATTCTTGGTTGCGGTTCCGATTTCTCTACTTTGTAATTCTTTTCTTAATTGTCTACTGGGCATTGGAACTCCTCACAAGGAACATGTGAAAATATATAGTGGAGGGATTAAGGCTCCCTCCGAGCCTATCTTAATTTAATTAAACAATAATCTAAACTAAGTATCTAACCTGAAGCACCGTTGATGAAAATACATCCAACTTCTGGGCGTATAATCTTCAAACCGTATCTCATAGACATGTATGAACCAACAATTCCAAATCCGGGATTTGCTTCTTCAACTGTCAATGGTCTTCTTTCTACATAAACCATAGGTTTAGTTCCCAAATCGAATACTGCGAATCGAGTTGAAGGAACCCATGCGTTTACAACAACTGTTAAACCGTAGATGCTTCCTACGACTCCTGTTCTTGCAGTCTCAGAGACTGGTGAACCGGGCATCATAGCAGCGGTCGTTGGGTTTTGAGCTGCACCAGCTTCTCCTTGTCCTGCTGTGAAAGCAGTTACGAAGTCACCGAGGTCCAATAAGGACTTGTAGTGAGCTGGGGAAATGAACAAGTGAGTTGCAGTGTATCCACGTGCACCTACTCTGTCAATTCCTTGTGTTATGTCAGAAAGAGCGAGGTTTCCAGCAGTGTCGCCAGCTGCACGAACGTAGGAGTTTCGTATTAATCTTGTGGAACTTTCGTTACCATAAGAGTTTACACGTGAACTTCCGCTGTCAATGTCTGCGGCTACGATTCCAGTTCCGTAGAATCCAGAGTATGGATTGCTTGCGAAAGTGGTGATTGCTGATTCTGCTGTAGTTTCGTCGATTTGGATGGTTCCAAATGTTGAGTTAGCTGCGTGAGCACCGAAGACGACTTTCACAACATTGTCTGTCATGTGTCTGTCTACAGCTCTTCGAGCTTCATTCAAAGCCATTTCTACTTCGTTGAATCTTGAATCTTCAATCATTCTGCGGGTTACACCTACTGCTATACCCCATTCTTTCACAGAGATACGCTCGGAGCGTAGCTTTGTGTGTTGGTATTGCGGGGTGGTTCCCTCGTCAATTTGTTCTAGCTTCATGCTAGGTCTGTTCAAAGTAATATCAATATTACCCCCTGTGTCAGTAGTCATTGATTCTGCAAAGAATTGCATTACTGGAAGGTCTGTGACCTTGTAGTCCATTATTGCGTCTTTGTAATCAATCAATACTCTTTCACCGAGTCCGCCGTTGACGGACCCTGTGTTCAGGGTTGTTAGTATACCGGGTGTTGCATCAACCATGTTAATCTTCTCCTAAGTATTTAACCCCACAGGACCAATTGTAATGAGGCTGCACCTGAGTGCGCACCGCTTGGGTCGATGTAGGTTCCTACAGCGACGGATGAAGCGCTTGCTTGTCCAAGGTTACCGTCAGCTAATGTAGCTACACCGTCTCCTCTTCCTACAGTTCCAGATACGTACATGTTTAATACAATACCTTTTCCTGTTATTACGCTTGCTATGTTTCCAGATGCGGCGTCAGTAAAAGCGACTCCAACAGGCATAACATTATCTGCTGATGCTATTGTGTCTACTTCTCCATCTCCACCCATTTGAAGGGCATATCCTGCGGTTATTGCGCTACCAGCTGTGAAAGGAATAATCCTTGCTGGTGCACCACCATCATTAACTAAAATCTCTGTTGCCATTTTTAGTTCTCCTTAATATCCTTGAGGATATTCTTGTCAAGGGTAATTCTACCATTGACCATCTTTACGGCGAATTCTCTTTCGGTTTCAGCAACTGGTGCACCTTCTGGTGCTTTGCCTTTTCCGAATGAGCGCTCGACGTCTGCTTGAGGTTCTGGTATTGCTGCCAAAGCCTCGCTGAATCCAGTCAGCTTCATCTCATCCCATGCGGAGAGTTCCTCTACACGAGCATCCTTGTTCTCTTCTGGTATAGTACCAAATAAGAGTTCTTTGGATATGATTGCATCAACTGCTGCTAGTTTTCTAGCTTCTGCTTCTTCTGCGGTTCTCTTTTCTTCAGCTTCTTGGAACTTCTCTAATTGTTTTAGAGCATCCTTGTACTGTTTCTCGATTTCCTTTTTGGAAGCTTCTGCCTCTTCTAGCATTGTACGCAGTGACGCGAACTCGCGCTCGACAATGTTCTCTGCATCGGATTTCACGTTGGTTTCTTTAACTTCTTCAGTCATAATTTCTACCTCTGTTTTCCCGTCTTCACATTCACATGCTGTGTGTTCACCACCACAACCGCAGTCATGGTCGTCATCCTTAACATGTAATTCACATTCCGTTTCTATTGTACATTCTTTACAGACGGGGTCCATCGATTTATTATCGATAAAACTTACCTCCGTGGGACGTATTTTAGTGGCGAATGTATCGCCCATCACATCTACATCGTTTGAAAACCAATCGATGCTTACATGTGTCATGTCCCCGTCTTTCACTTTATCCATTGCTTCTTGACCTCTACCATGTGTATTATTAATGGTGGCCAACATTTTCACTGCTGTCTTTCCGTTATCCATCTTGATTAGCTCAGGCTCAGTAGCCATGCCGATTAAATCCTCAGCTGTTCGTTGATGGTCTATATAAATGGGGAGTTCGCTGAATTTCTCTAGACTGTCCTCCAGCATACTTCCCTCAATATAAACTTTTTGTTCTTGCCCATCTGCCTCATATTCATGAGGGCCGGACGTAATGGCGATTACGGGAAATTCCACGGTGGTTACCCCGTCGCTCTCTGTAAGTGTAAAATCCGCACTATCTTCAACAGTTAATGCAAATGACCTACGAACTGGTTCTTTGGGGGTTGTCCTTCCGAATTCCCGCTCTACGCCATTTTCCTCAGCCCAAATACTACACATATTCTGAGCTTTCTCGGTGTGATTATCAAAACCACGATTTTCTAGCGTTTTGCTAACAGTCGTTACACATTTGTCGTATGTCATTTTCTATCTCCCGTTGCGTTTGCGGACGGCTTGTTGCCTCGGTTTTGTGCTCTCGCACTTTCTTCCTTTTTATCTGTATCCTTTCCACCAGATACATTTGCGTTCTTACTACTCTTAGTAGGTTTAACTTCAGCTCTTCCTTCTGTAGTTATTTCTTCTACTTGATTCTCTAACACTTCTGCCCCTTCAGGGTCAAGACCTCTCTCTTCCCTTACTTCACCGGGCGACAACACTCCTTCAGACAGATAAATCATATCAGTCTTTGCTTTAGTAAACGCATCTTCTACATTGATTTGCCTAAACTTAAACTTAGCTTCACCACTTTCTAATTGTGGTAATAGCTGAGCATTTAGGGCTCCTTCAATCATTGTTTGTAAGTATCTAACATAAGGCTCAAAAATAGGTCGAGCCTTTTCTGGGTCAGTCCACATTGTCCTTGGCACTTTAAGCGCCATGTGGATTTTGTCTAATATATCATCGGTATATTTACCATATTCGAATGCTCTTTGTGTGCCCTGCAATTCTTTGATAACTATATCGTTACCATGAATAATATCTTCACCGGGCTCTAATCCATTAAAAGCACTAACTATCTCATTAATTTTATCTGGACCATATGGCATATCTGGTAGACCACATGATATATCAAAACGTGATGTAGCATATTTATTTAGAGCAGCTCCTATGTCTCGCTCTGCATAATCTTTTAAATCTACTAAATAGAGAATAGGATGAATATCGCTTAATCCATAAGCATAGTCATCAAATTCATTATTTTTAAGTTCTATTATCTCATCGGCTTCAAATCTAACATTTTCTTTATCAGCGCCTGTATCTTGATAATAATACATTATTTGTCCATGTTCGTCGCGTTGCACATACATATTCTGAGAAGACCTTACGACTAAATTGTCGCCTGTCCACTCCATATATCCTGTTCCAAAAATACGTGCATTCCTTACCCACGCATATAGAGTCTGCTCTATATTTATATCCCTAAACATTTCTTCCACTTCTTGTCTTAAGTCGTCATGTTCAGTTACTATATCAAAATTATCTTTGACTGCGTAAAAACAAGGAAGGTCGATTAATCCTCGAACTATTGGGTCAGACAAATATACATTCATATAAGTTCTATTGTTACCTATATGGGATTCATAATCCTTTATCTGGTAGCCCCCTTGTCTCTGTAATTTGATGCGTTTTATAATACCCGCACCGAAACTACGTGGGTCATCTTTTTTAAACGGCGGATTGCTTCCTGTGGTTGCAAAACGTCGCCTAATATTATCTATCAACGACATGGCTATTTAATATTAATATAATATAGTATATAAAGCTTTTGTTATATATTACCTAGATTTGGTTTATTTAGGCGCATATTTCTTCTTTTTACACGTGCAAAGGGCGCTGCGCTTCTATTTGACATGTGTTTTCCAGCCGCTCTATTCTGAGAAACATTACCTCCACCAAACGAACCACCAGCAGACGCTGGAAGCATTGTAAGTGTAGCATGTAAAGCAATAACACTACTATCACAGTAATCATCATGTTTTCCATCAGGTGCTGCTATCCTTTCTGTTTTATTAGCTGCATCCATAACGTATTGTAACTCTATATGTTCTCTTATCCATTTGTTAACACACTTAGCTGCATATCCTGTTAAGAACTCAGGATTAGGAATCTTTACTCTTCTTTGTTGAATATACGACTGATAATCTCTATAGGCTTGAGTTTTACTACCTTTTGGGCCACCAGTAAATACGAACGGTATAAAATGTATAGAAGCATTTATGCACGCCACCCGTAAATCTTGTTCAATAGCACCACCAATACCAGTAGCGTCGATAATGACCCTATCAGCACCCAGCCCAACGGCAACGTCCATGATACGTTGACGCTGATATGGAATATCGTGTCCACCTGTTCTAGGATTGATTTCTTCAATGTAGATAAGCCTTGCATGATTAGCTTCTTCTCCCTGCTCCAATTGCCAACCAGAGATAACAGTAGAATTAACTGACTTCCCAATGTCAACACCAACAGTGATAGGTAGGTCACCTTTTCGAAACGACTCCAAGTTTTCGGGATAAGTAATGTCATGTCCATCATAGCACGCTTTTATTTTGCTTGGATTAAATATATTCGATACACTCTCTACAAACTCACATTCATACTCAGTTCTCCAATAAACTGAATCCTCTCCCCATTCTGTCATTTTATCTAACATTTGTCTTTCAGTGTAAGGAGCCTCATATGCGTCTCCTCTATTCACTGCATCCCTCCATGTATAGTGTAATCTTGTAAATGTTTCAGCATAAGCTTCATCATAAAGGTAACGCCACATATGGTTATCTTTAGATTTAGGTGTTCCCAAATTAATAAAGGGAGCTTTGTTAGAAACTATAGCTGGTTCTACATTATCAATAAAAAGCTTATCGTCAATCAACGGAGATTCGTCAACTATACAGAATGTTGGATGTTGTCCACGTATAGCTTGACCTTGATTACTTGGGGCTAAAGGTGCACGTCTCATTATTGTA